CACCATCGCCATCCCCTGATAAATTGCCATTTTGTGACTGTGTTCAACCTCGTGCTTGTTGTACAGGTTTTTCCGCTGTAAGGCTGGGTTCTTCATTTGGATTTCCTCATCTCTTTGTTCAGGATTTCCGCTGCTTTTTCAGCGTTTTCGAGGGTGTCGAAATAAGGACCATTAACGCGACAATTGCAATCATACCAACCTTCAGCAGCCCAGTGGCTGCTACTGTAATCATAATAAAGGCAATACGTTGCTTCTCCGCTTCCAAAATCCGGCACATAATCCGGACAGAGCATATCATGCAGCTGCTCAAGCCGTAACAATAACCGCATTTTCTTTGCAACTTGTTCGGCACGTTCTTCCGTCGGAAAAAAATTCCCGAGGTTTTTCCGTGCAATGTCGGTTGGGTGCTGTGTAAACGTGTCCAGAATCGCTCTGCCAAATTGACTGATATAGAAATATTTCTCCCCAAGCTTCGGCTCTTTCTGTTTCTTCTGCATCTCTGCTTCTTTTCGCAACGCTTCCAGCTTTTCCAAAAATTCCGCTTTCAGGGCTTCCAGTTTCTTTTCGATGTCGTTCATTTCAACATTTCCTTTCGTTTTTATTTTGCTCAGTATTTTATAAAATCATCGCCATAAATACTGTTAAGCACATCAAATACATGTCCCATACCCAGCCCTTTGTTGTTGGGTATCCACAAACCATCCTCGTTGTACTCGCCGCCGTTTATGCAGTAATTGTACTGTTTTGGATGTGTCTCTTTAAGCAACTCAAACCTGCTTTTACCTTTGTCCAAATGGCAACCAAATCCACAAAAAATGCAGCCTGTTCTGTTGCAACCTGTTGTTTCAAGTTTATCTGTTCCGCATTCATAGCCGTATTCTTCAAGTCTCATTTGTTCAGGTTGTTCAGAATATACTACATCACCATACACGCTCGCTATTGGTAAATTGTATTTCTTTATGTATTGATAAATATCCTGTTCAGTCCAGAAACTCATAGGATTTGACATTGGATATTTGGTATCAAATGCATTGCAACCTTTTTGAAGCCATTGACCTAATCTTTGTTTTCCCTCAGATGCCATTTGTGCTGTTATTGGCTTTTTTTGAGTAAGTCTTGTATATTTTTTTATAGGCTTCTTTTTCATAACGTCACAGCAGGCATTTGAAATAATAAAATCTACATCAATCAATGGCTTGTATTTTTCAATTGTGTAAATCGACTTTGCTCCGTCACTCCGTGTTGCTGTTCCATTTACATATTTCATTGCCCATTCTTTACCTTGCCTTGCATCGTGTACTTTCCTTGATACATTTTTACTTATCATCGGATATCCATATTTTTTGATAACTTCATCAAACCTCATTTCGGGTTTTAATATCGTGACGTTATCAAACGTCTTTACAAACCTTTGTATCTCCGGATACTCCAACCCAGTATTTACAAATACCGCCTCTACATCCGGATACATCTGGCGTACCAGATGCAATAAAACCGTGCTGTCTTTGCCGCCGCTAAACGACACATAAACCTGTCCATCATCCACATACTCGCTGTACTCGTCTTTTTTTAGAGACGGCTCTTTGCCGCCTCTTGTGTCAAACACTACAAAACGCGTTTTGCCTGTCTTGGTGTTTGTGATTTTAAACTTGCACCAACTCTCATACCAAACCTTGATACGCTGCTTTGTCATTATGATTTTTGCATTTAACGGCAAAGACTGCATTTGCACCAAATCTGATTTCTGGTGTCGTTTAACATCATCGTTCATTTTGATTCCTCCGTTTCGCTTCTCCGATTCCATGCCTTTCTTGCTTTTACATCATATTCCGCCCCGTAAAAGCAAACATCCGCACCGCATACGTTACAGATAAACATCTGTGTACCTTTCAAAGGTGCTGTCACCTGCTTTACGTTCTTATTGCCGCAAAACGGGCAAGGTTTCAATCTCGATTTGGCTTTCATAGGTTTTCTTCCTTTCTCTTTCTTTCGGCTTCTTTCGTTTCTTTCGCTACGATTAAAACGTAACGGTGACATTTAAAACCGCCGCAGCCAACCAATAAACCGCCCGTCTGTGGTCTTTATGCCACAAACAAACCGCTGCTGCACCAACATCCAGCAGTATCATGGCAATTGGTAGGATTTGCGTGACGTTGATTTTGTTCATGTTCATGTCTTCCTTCCCGTTTTACCAAGCACAAGCCTATGGTTTCTAAAACCACCTTTTACTTTTCCTCTCGCAATCTCCAAAGCATGCACAGATTTGCTATAGCACTCATCACACTGCTTTTTGCCGTTATCAATATCCTTGCCACAGGTTACACAGTGGTAGCCATCGCCAAACATATATCTTGGCAAAGCCCCGTTTTCCCGTCTCTTTTCCATATGCCTGTTTGCATCCTGCTTTGCACACATCACGCACATGGCTCTTCCAGATGCTGCCGGCTTTTTTCCGCAGCGTGTGCATTTTCCAGCAGCTTTTCGCTCTGCATATTGTTTTCTTAGCTTTTCGTTCCGTGCTTGCTTTTGTTCTTCTGACATACTGTGATAGTATTTCATATTTCGTTCAGTTCTTTTTTCTAAGCATGCAAAGCATTCCTTTCTGTTGGGTGCAGCTTTTTCTTGCCCACAACTTACACAAATCCCATGCTGGGCATACCAATCTTTCAATTCTTTTCCCATCGTCACTGCTCCCATCCATACCACTGCACCCTCAAATCAACGTTACCAGCATTATGCTGACCTCGTATCATTTTGACTGTACGCAGTTTTGCGTTTGCATTATCTACCGTCAGATATAACAGCGGATGCATATTCCCTTTTTTGTCGAGCCGCTGTAACCACATCCCAGTGATTGCATCACGGATACCGTACACCGGACGGCGTTGCACGTCCATTTTTAAGATTTCTTTTGTCAAACTCCTGTACAAAGTAAAAGCCTTTGGTTTTGCAAGTTCCTCTGCCGTAAATTCCGGCGGCTCTATCAAATACGAGTTGCAACGTGTATCGACCATCCTAAAAAGCCGACGTGTACAAATGTTGTACTCCTGCGTGATTATTTCGGCGGATTTGCCGCTCAGATAATCAGACACCGCCCGACGCAACCGCTTTTCCTCGTCTTTCCAGTTACGGACAATTGCATCTCGGTATTCTCCTCGTCGCTCGCTGCAAAAATATCTGACTGTATCGCCTGTGATTTTGTATTTATCACCTAACGCGTTGACCGGACAACGGTCTACAAAATAATCATATGCGACTTGCATTTTAAACCGCTCTGAGTATCTTTTTGACATATCCATCCCTTTCCTGCTATATCGGCTCATCCAAGTTTAAAATCAGACTTGCATAAGCTTCAGCGTTTTCTGATACCGGTGTTTCTTGTTGCTGCTTTTTTCCTTTGTGTGGTGTTCCCTCTGTTTCGCCCCAATATTGCAGTGTCTTTTTCCAGTTTCGGATAAAATTCCCGTTTTTCGTCTTCCAATCTCTTTCCGTGTAATAGTCATAAAACTTTTGCACGTCAATCCGGATTTTCTCTTGCTCTGCAAATAACCGGATTTCTTCCAGCGTTGGAGGAAAATTTTGGCTTTCTGCATCTAAGATAGATAGATAGATATCTTCTTTATCTTCTTCTATCTTCTTATTCTGTTGGGACGACTTTGGGACGACCTCGGGATTATCTTGGTAATCACCTGGGGAAATGCTTGGGACGTTCTGAAACTTATCATAATTATTTACCGTAAATACGGTGCATTTCGGGTATTTGCACCTTGTGATTTCCCCTGTGGTTTCAAGGTGCTTAATCGCAGTCCTTACTTTGTCCACACTTAGCTTAGTTTCACTCGCCAGAACGGCATAGCTGGAAACCCGACTTCCACGGGGTACAGTGATTCCGTGCCATTGGCTTTCTGCGATGCTGACGGTCAACAGCAGATGCAGGAAGACCGTTTTTGTGTTGATGTCATCGTACCACTCCCAGTTTAAAAGTGACCGATACAGCTTGATATAACCGCTTTCCAGCATCCGCCATCACCTCTTTTCTTAGAATGGTACGTCACCATCGCCGAGAATCGTTTGGAAGTCGCTAAGGTCGTCGAGGTCAATTTCCGGCGTTGACTTACCAGCATTTTTGACATCCGCCTCATAGGTATGTACGACATTTTGCGACTGATTGACAACATCCTGCATCGGGTTGCTATAGGGCTGCGTCTGCGGCTCACTGTAAGCCGTTTGCGGTGTGGGTTGGTAGTTTTGCGGTTGGCTGTTATAATCGCTCTGCGTGGCGTTCTGAGTATTCTTTGATTCTCCGAAAGTCACATTGTCCGCTTGCACGTCCATAGCATAATGTTTCACCCCGTTGCTGTCCGTGTAATCTGCGTTCTGCAGCTTGCCCTCTACGATAATCATCGACCCTTTACGGAAATACCGGCTGACAAATTCCGCTTGCTGCCGCCAGCTGACGATGTTGATAAAATCCGCTTTCTGGTCGCTGTTTTTGCTGTACTGCCGATTGACGGCAATCCGAAAACGGCAAACAGCAATGCCGCTTTGTGTGTTTCTGAGTTCCGGGTCTGCACACAACCGACCCATTAAAATTACCTTGTTTATCATTGTTTTTGCTCCTTTCGCAGCGGTGCAACCGCTCTTTCGTAGTTCCGATAGTAATAGTAAAAGATTTCCAGTAGCTTTTTGGCTGTGTCCTCTTTTTTGACAAATGACACCTGCAAGCCGCACCGATTGCCCGACCGGAGCGACCGCAGAGCGAAATAGACGGTTTCGCCGATGCGTTTCACCTTTCGATTCTGGGAAATCATCTGTTTTTCTGGGATTTCATAGGCTTTTAGCTCTGCCTCCGACGTTACGCCCTCTAAAATCAACTCCATGTGCCGGGCATTCTTTGCGGCTGTTTCCAACTCTTTTAAAATCCGCTCTTGGTCTCGGATAAAATTCCCAAAAAGTTCATCAACGCTGCCTTTCCGCTCGACCACACAAGACCGTTCAAAACTTTTTCCCCCGACCTCAAAAGAGTAATCGCCAAAATCTAGCTTGCGGCTTTCCGTTGCAATCCCGTTTGCATGCAAAAACTGTATAATGTGCTGGTTGCATTGTTCCCGAGTGTCGCAGATAACCGTTATTTTCTTTTCAAAAACTTTTCTCTCAATCAAATGTCGTCAACCTCGCAATCATACACCGACTTATAATTTATCGGTTTTGTAATTATCTTTTTAGACCTGCAATAATCGCACTCGCCGCAGGACATCGGCAATAAATCGCCGGTTTTTATCTTTTGATACCGCTTTACGAGCGACTGAACAAACTCTAACGCTGCCTCAAGGGTATCATCCGGTATCCAAAACAGATTTAAATCTGGCTCTGGCTCTTTTGTGACGACAGCCAGATAAAACGGCAATGTTTTCCCGGTGTTTTGCCGGACAATCTCCTGATAAATTGCCCCTTGGATGTCATACCGCCAAAAATCAATGAAATGCAGTTTCTTTTTTTTGGCTGGGTCATAAATCAGGTTAAAATCCCGGACAACCTTTAAATCTACAATCATCAGACCCTCATGATAGCTGTCAATTTTGGATTTAAAGGGTATACCGCAGATTTTGCCGGTAAAGATTCGCTGTTTTTGTCCGCCCATGTATTGCATAAATTTTTTATCTCGCTTTACTCGCTGAATAATGTAATCAGCGTGTTGATATGCAGATTTTAATTTGCCTTGTCTTGTAAAGATTGCTGGGTGATTTGCAACAAATGCATCCAGCGTACCCTCAAAGTATGCATCAACATAAGAGCCGACCAATAAAGCCTCGGTGCTTGGTCTATGGTATTCGCCGTGCAATTCTGCAAGGGTTCGTGCCTCGCAATCTAAAAAAGATTTAAATTGTGAGGCACTCATATAACCTTGGTTGCTTTCCGGTGAGTAATAATTCTCACTCGTTAGCATCCTGTTCCCTCTCTGTTTCCGCCAACGGGTCAGGAGCGTCTGTCGCCTTTTGGCTGATTTCTTCCGCCTCTCCCTCAACGTGGCAGCCCATCAAAACATCTGGACAATATACACGGGCAAAAAACGCCCCTGCACGGTATGCCAACATCTGTTCAGGCATGTTTTTCCATTTTGTGTTGCTCAACCAGCCCTCGGCGATTGCCATAGCGATGGTGACCTCAGTACCTGCAAGTTCGGTATCTCCATCCTTTGCCGTAATGTAACAGCCGCGTTTGTTTGTTCCACGCTCACCGGTGTAATTTACTCTGACATCTGTAAACCGCTGCCGAATAAAGCACAGGCACGCTTGTCCGCTCCACGACGGCTTACCCTTTACAACATACAATTGTTGCATGACCATCAACGGGGACACGCCCATCCGCTGAGCCATATCCACAGCAATTGCACAATCTGCCGGCTTACCGACATAAGCGGTTGGCACAAGACCACTCGCCGCAAACACCTTACCGATTTTTAACGCATCCGCAAAATCCGCCATAACCGGGGTGCTGATTTCCCTTTTTGGCGTTGTGGTTGCTAACTGGTTGCTTTCATTTTCCATTTTTAACCTCCCATTATAAAGAACTCAACAAAGTACTAACTTTAATAGTAAATGTCATGCTATCAATTACTTTGTTAAAACATTCCTCGCACATCCAAGAATCATCTAAACCGCTGTTTTTTTGGAAGCGTATTAGTTTTTCATCGCCTGATACTTCCTCGCCGCAGGTATCGCAGTAGTAGTGTAAAACACGTTTTGCACCGCAGTTTCTGCATTGCTCGCAACAACTGCAATCGTTTTCAATTTTTACCACTTGCGACCACATCGCTTTCCAAAAAATCCAGCTGGCTGAGGTTTAGTTCTGGTTCTTCCTCTGCGGCTTGCTTTGCAAGTGCCTGCAGATCTGCGGCCACAAAGTCATGTGCTTCTGCATCCAACTCGCCAAGGATGCGGTACAGCGGCTGCATTATGTCAAAATGGTCAGCCTCTTGCACCGGGTTTAGTGTGGTACTATCTGCGTGCATCGCCTCAACGCACATGATAGCAACTTGGATTGCATGTTGTCTCAAAAAGACTTCATCTTTTTTCATGTTGACATTCCTTTCTGTTTGTGATAAAATAAGGGTGTTTTTCATTCTCCCTCGTTACTAGTTGCTGCTGGTGCGAGGGTTCTTTTTTGCCCGTTCTTCCATCAGCTCTCCGTTTAAGATGTTAATCTCTTGCTTTAGCAATCCGCTTTCCTGATTTGCCAACCGTCGCAGCGTCTGACACGCTTTTGCAAGTTCCGTCATTTCGTATTCTTCCGTTTCCTTTTCAAACGCCTTTCTCATTTTGCGTTTTTGGCGGTCTCTTTTGTTGGCTTTCTTTTTTTGCTCAATTGCACACTCCGTACAATATTTGACGGCGTTAAACCGTCCCAGCGTATCATAGCTGGTATCAGCAATCTCAATACCGCAGACTAAACAATACTTAACCATTATTTCTCACCCCCTCCCCCGACGGGAGGAAAAGCCAGCTTTTCCTACTGCTTTTCCTACCGCTTTTCCTCGACATTCCCGAAAAAATCAAATTTCCGGCGGTGGGGGAGTGTTGCCGCATCGCTCTGCACAAACATCCAGCAATCGGCGTGCAAAGTCATTGACAATCTCCGGCGGAATGTCGGTCAGTGTGGTATGTACTCGCCGACCTCTGTTGTCAAAATGAGTAATCTCAATCGGCATACTCTCGCCAGTCTGGATAGCTACAACACTATCATTTATCAACTGATTGCATTGCTCGTACTGCTGGAGATTGCTCTCCATGCGGTCTGTCTGTTCCCGTGCCGCCTGATAATCAAACCCAGCCGGTACGGGTTTTAACGCCCGTCCGGAATCCGCCGCTTGCTCGTCGAGCGTGCGGTTATGCCGCTGCCAGGCAACCCAGCAGATAACAGCAGCAATGCCACCTAAAATCATCGTTTGCATGATTGCTCCTCCTCTGGTTCAGAGCCTGCCTTGTCTGCAACATCTTGAATAATGGTAGCGGCTGCACACAAGATAAGATTTTTATCCTCTTGATTGAGTCCGCTCATGATTCCGATAAACGTACAAAATGCTATTTTAGCGGCGTCAAATTCTTTAAAACCTCTCACCTTGACCTTAGATACATTGCTCTTTCTGGTCGTTTTGATAACGATTTTTCCCATCTTTCTGATTTTCCTCCCTGTTTTTACTCCAGTAGACCGGACACACATACCACCCTGTAAACTGCCAGGATACGTTCCAGTCCAGCCCGCATTGCTCGCAGATGGCGTATTTGTGTCCGTTCCGATACGCAACTTTCCGGCTCATGCTCTGCCATCCCATTCATATTGGTTCATTTTGCCGTTCTTGTACCAACGAATCCAAGTCCTTTCCGTCATATTCATCCAAAAACGCAAGAAACGTAGATACACGGCACTTGTACGAGCCAAGTTTTAAGAATCGCAGCAATCCAGTTTTGCGGAGATTGTGAACGGTTGCAACATTGCATTTCAGCAAGGAAGAAACGTCCTTTACGGTCAGAAGTTGTTCCGGCATCGGCTGCAAAACCAGCGTTGTTTTCGGCGTGATGTTATCTTCTCTGATGATGTTGTTCATATTCTCACCTTACTTTCTATCGGTTGCTTTTTCTTGCTGCTGTACACCAAGAATTTCATCAGCGGAGCAACCCAGCTGTTCCGCCATGTTCCGCAAAATCTCTGCGGACGGTGGGCGAAAGCCATTTTCGATTTGGCTAACCATCTTGTCCGAAATTCCCAGAGCCTTTGCAAGTTGTACCTGTGTCAGTTCATGCCGGATTCGGGTCTTCTTAAAACTTTCTGCAATCAGCATCCAATCATCCTTTCTATTTTTATTGCCCTTACGGGCAGTGGGTCGGGATACGCTCCCGACGGGCGTTGGTGGATGCTGCGGAATTGCACCGCACAGCAAGACAGAGGAAACGAAATAGACAATGCTCCCTGACGGAGACAGCTGTCACGGAGTTGCACCGTGCATTGTCCAGAGGCTTCATATCTCGGCTGGACAACTAAGACGCATCCCATTATGCGGTGATTCGCTCACCGCAAAGCGTAGTATAAAGGCAAATAATGAGATATTGCCAATGGCTACGATGCTGCCACACCGCCCCCGTGTTGCCGATAGGTCAGCAGGTGTTGTATTTCCTGTCAAATTGTGATAAAATTGACTGGAAAGAGGGTGAATGATATGAAGTTAAACTACGATTGCTTACGGTCATTGTTGTTAAAACTCGAAGAATTTGAAAATATCGATGAGAATCTAAATTACCAATCTATGACACTCGATGACATGGAAAAAGCACTGCCGGACTTTCCAAAAAATGTAATTGCATATACAACTTTAAAAGCAGAACAAGGTGGATTGATAAATGCACAAATAATGAATGCAGATAATAGCATTTACATGTGCATTTATTCTAGCTTAACCTACGATGGACATCAGTTTCTTGACAATGTTAGAAGCAATAGTATCTGGAGTAGAACAAAATCAATTGCAAAAAAATTAGGATGCACATCGCTCAATTCGTTGATGTCTATTGCTGGGAAGATTGCTCTTGATGTAATTCAATCCCAATTATAGGCTTCCCATTTTTATCAGTTACGGCAAATTCTTTCTTTATCGTAAGAAAACAGCCGTCAGGAATCTGACAATTTCCTTTTGGGCACTCTGTGTTTTTCTGTGGGTCGCACAGATACAGGGTGTCCTTTTTTTCATCGCTTTTCATTATTTCACCACCTTCTTTTAATTTCAGTCGAGCGTTTCGGTTTTCCGCTGGCTCGTGGCTTTCGGTTTTCCGCTGCCTGTCCTCGACTGATTCTGTTAAACATTCCATCTTCCATCATCAAAGAAATTCTGCGAACAATATGCTTTCTATTGACAAATAAAATGGAACATGATACAATAAAGTAAAGCACGCTTGAAAATCGCTTTATTTCCCGTTTGCTCATGAAAATCAACCGGAAACGTTCTTTTTTATTTGGTATAGCATGCTTTATCTCGACTGTGGTTTTATTATAGCACGTAAATTTACGTAAGTCAATACAAAATTGCGTATTTTTACGTAAATTGTAGATATGCACAAATTAAGGATGGTATTTTTATGGACAATACACAAGTAGCAAACAGAATAAAAGAACTTTGCAAACTCAAGGGTTCTTCCGTTAGCAAAATGCTTGAAGTTTGCAATATTAGAAAAAGCCTTATATATGATTTAGAAAAAAGAAATGCATCCCCATCAATTGAAGTAATAAGGCAAATTGCTGATTACCTTAATTGTTCCGTTGATTATCTGTTGGGAAGAACGGATAGTCCAACAGTTAGCGGAAACAACATCAGCAACTTTGACACAACCATAAACGGCACACAAGCGAATATAATTCAAGGGGCTGAGACGGATTTAGATGAAATAAAAGTAGCATTATCAAAATTGACCAGTTCCAACCGACATAGGGCAATCGCTGATATGCTGGATTTATTAGAAAAATATATAGAAAAGTGAGGAAATAATTATGGGAAACTATGAAAAGCTGAAAGGAATCTGTTTACAGATAGATAATTTGATAGCACTAAAAGTTGTTCGTTCATCTAATGAATTTCAAATTTGGCTCAAAAATACAAGAAGATTTCTTTGTAATTGCTTCGGAGAAAATAGCATTGAACTTCGTGAATTCAATAAATTGCATTTTGATTTGACTTTAGTAAATGTTGAAAATTGGGAACGGGTAGAAAAATGCAAAAATGATCTTGAAATTGCTAAAGGAATGTTTGAAAATTACTTAGAAGACATGGAATCAGACACAACAAAAGATACTGATTCTATTAAAGACGAAGAATTCAATAAAGTATTCATTGTACATGGGCATGATACGAATTTAAAATTGGAAGTAGCAAGACTGCTTGAGAATCAGGGAATTGAGGCAATTATCTTGCATGAGCAAGTTAACGCAGGAATGACAATTATGGAAAAAATCGAAAGTTACGGCAATACTGTGAATGCAGCTATCATCTTATTTACACCTGATGATGATGGAAAGGCAAAAAAAGAAGAAGTACTTAAAAATAGAGCAAGACAAAATGTTGTTTTTGAAGCTGGGTATTTTGCTGGATTACTTGGAAGAAATAGAACTATATTCATTGTTTCAGATGATAGTATGGAACTACCAGGTGATTTAAATGGGATTATATATAACAAAGAATCTTGGCAATTCAAAGTAATCAAAGAATTAAAAGGAATAGGTTTTAACGTAGATGCAAATAAACTAATGATTTAGGTGATTCCAATGAAAGCAACATCAGATGTTGACATTTGCAGATAAAATAAAAATTGTGTGTAATGTACAAAGCGAGAGATATATATTTATGTATAATGCACAACTTACATATGATAGAATCGATGAAATGTCAAAATTAAGAGGTATTTCTATTGGCAAAATAAATGAGATATGTTCTCTGAGTAAAAATGCAATTTCAAATGCAGCTAAAAGTGAATACGGAATGAAAGCAAAAAATATTGTGTTAATATCAGAAATATTAGACGTTTCGACAGATTGCTTGCTTGGTAGAACAGATAATCCTAATGTTAGCGGAAACAACATAATTCAATCCAGCAATGTGATAAATGGAAATAACGGAAACCATTCTCCGTTAACCGTAACAGAGACAGAAAAAGAAAACAACTGCAAGGAAATCGAAGTACTGTTGGAAAAAATGCCCCGTTCCAAACAGCTTCGTGCAATTGCAGATGTTTTAGATTTGTTGGAAGAAGAATACATAAATGAGGATGATAAAAAATGAAATATTGTTTGCATTGCAAAACACTGAATGAAAACACACAAACACATTGTACACATTGTGGAAAACGACTTTCTAATTCCAAAAGAATAACACCGATATACTGTGACCCCATCGTAATTGCAATCTGCTTTGCACTTTGGATGTTTGTAATTCCCTTGGCAGCTGGTGTTTATCTTCTTATGAAACAAAAAAGTGCCTATAAGGAAAACATGAATGAATATGAAAATGCATTGTTATTCTACGGTGTAAAAATGGGAGAATCCGGACAAATCAACAACGCAAATTCTAAAGCAAACGAAATTATCAGCAGAGCCAACCAGGAAGCACAAACAATCGAACAGGAATCAGAAAAAACACAGAAAAAAGCAGAGCAGGCATTGCAAAAGCTGAAAGAAGATCAAGGAAAATTACAGAACAATCTTGCAGAATTGCAGGCAGAACAAGAAAAAGAACGGAATTATTTAGAAGAACTTCAATCTGAAATAACATATGAACTCTCTAAGGTAGATGTAGATGAAAATGTGACATCTGAAGAATACAAAAATAGATTGAAGATCATGCAGCTGGAAGAAAAAAATATTGTCACGA